TAAAGCCGCCAAATGCCGGCCGTTATAAGTGGGTATACGATCTCGATTTAACATCGTTATATCCTAGTATCATCATGACACTTAACATATCACCAGAAACTAAGGTAACTAAATTAGAAAACTTTGATCCGAAGGGATATGTTAGAAAGACTGGTGGCCATTATACTGATGGGAATGATGGTTGGGAGACTCCTGAAGACTTAAAAAATTATCTAGATTCAAATAAATATTCTATTGCAGCAAATGGTGTTGTATATGATACGCAGATTAAAGGATTCTTACCATCTATTCTAGACAAGTGGTTCAATGAACGTGTTAAGTATAAGGATTTGAGGAAGAAGTATGAAAAAGAAGGCGATGCCGTAAAGGCAGAATACTTTGATAGAATGCAGTTAGTGACTAAAATTCTTCTTAACTCATTCTATGGAGTACTGGGAAATCCTAGCTTCCGATTCTTTGATCCGGATAATGCGGTTGCAATTACTAGTACCGGCCAGCAATTAATTAAATTTACAGCTGATATCGGAAATAAATTCTATGCAAATGAATTAGGTAAGAAGAAAGATTATAATATATACATTGATACGGATTCTGTATTCTTCTCTTCATTACCGATTATAGAACACCGACATCCAGGATTTGATATAACAGATGAGAAATGGATGGCTGATAAAACAATTGGCATAGCAGATGAAGTCCAGGATTTCATGAACAGGTCATATGATATATACAGTAAGAAGTTCCATAATGTAGATACTCATAGATTTGATATTAAACAAGAGAACGTGGCAAAGGCTGGGTTATGGATAGCAAAGAAACGTTATGCTCAATGGATAATTAATGTTGAAGGCCATACTGTTTCGAAGTTAGACGTAAAAGGCTTAGATGTAGTCCGGTCATCCTTCCCTCCATCGTTCCGTAAATTTATGGCGGAAGTATTAGAGGATATGTTGAATGATATTGAGAAGCCAGAATTGGATCAAAAGATTCTAGACTTTAAACAATATATGAAGACATTGGAATTGGTAGACGTTATGTTCCCAGTAGGTGTAAAGAATGTAAAAAAATATATCAGGAAAGGTGATAAGGCATTTGCTGTTAGAATGAAAGGTACTCCTGTACATGTTAAATCAGCTTTAAACTATAATGATATGTTAAAACATCATAAGGTTAAGACTATACGTGGAATTATTAACGGTGAGAAGATTAAATGGACTTACCTAAGAAATAATCCAATGGGGCTCGAGACAATGGCATTGAAAGGATATGATGATCCGGCTCCAATTGAGAATTTCGTTCAAGAGCATATAGATTATGATAAGATATTTAAATCGGCATTTGCTAATAAATTGAATGATTTTTATAGTGCAATGAATTGGGGATTGATACCTGAGAATAATAATTTAGGAAAGTTTTTCTCCTTTTAATTAGGTTATTTAAAGAATATTTCTTATATTAATAAAAAATAAAAAGATATGTACGGAAAGAGTTATTGGTATGGCAAAGAGGTAGAAGGCCGATTGTCAGATATTGAAACGGTATTTGTTCGAGGACAATTGCCTAAAAATTATAAAGAGTATCCTCATGTATATTTTACAATTGAATATATTGAGTTATGTTGTGTGCATAATAATTGGGATGATATTCATACTATATTGACTACAAATCAATATGTAACGATTGAAGCAAATCGAGGTACGATGGATAAAATTCCAATGTCTATTTTTAATAGGGTACATGTCATATATAGAATACCAGATGAATTTGTTGCCAAGCTAAAGAATACGGATACATTGTCAATTGATGCTGGTTGGTATAGAGTACATCAAATTACAAAATGTAATATGATGGCAATTAATCCAGATGATTATAAGTTTGATAGAACAAAAGAATAGTATGAAAAGAAATTTATTTTATTTTGGCTTAGAACCTTTAAAGGCTAGGTATACATATCAGTTGTGTAAGGAATGGATGCCAAAGACATTTGCAGAATATCCGGATCTCAACTTTGTGGACATTGACGGAGAGTTTGATCCGGATTGTGAAATCAAAGTTGGTGCCGTGTTAGATGCAATTGGTAGAGGTAAATATTGTTTATCTCAATGCCAAAACTTCCTTAACCTACTGTATAACGACGAAGTCCAGGATGGTGATATAATATTCTTACAAGACTATTGGACACCTGGAGTCGAAGCCATATGGTATGCATTAGACCTGTATGGCTATAAGGATGTAAAAGTGTATACAATGTGTCATGCTCAATCAGTTGATGAATATGATTTCACTTATCCAATGCGTGAATGGATGCGTCCATATGAGTTAGGATTAGATAAGAGATTAACTGGTATATTCGTAGGAAGTACAATTCATAAAGAACAACTTCGTGAAGCGGGATTTGAAGCTCCTATACATGTTGTATCATTACCGATACATTTAGAAGCCACTCATGATATATTAGAGCATGCATTGGCACATGATAAGAAGAATGTAATTGTATATTCATCGAGATTAGATAAAGAGAAGAATCCGTTCTTCATGATGAAAGTAGCAGAACAATTCTTAAATGAAAATCCAGACTTTGAATGGCATGTTACTACATCCGGGAAATCATTTAGAAGCATGTTACCTGGAGTAATAGATGCCTTAAATGTATTTGCAGAAAAGCAGCCTAGATTTAAATTATTATCTGGGCTAACTAAAGAAGAATATTATCGAGAGTTGGCAACATGTAAAGTGCAATTTAATTCATCGTTACAAGATTATGTATCATGGACAGTGATTGAATCTACAGCCTTTGGAGCTGATATAGTATTCCCAGATTTTAGAAGCTTTCCAGAATTCATTGACTCTGATAGATTATATAAACCATTTGATGTACAATCGGCGGTAGATACTATATGGGATGTTATAAATGAACCTAGAACTCATTATAATATCGGTAGCATATCTGACTTGGGTAGACGAATGGAAGGATATATCATTGCTAATGACTTTGATAAAGAGATTAATGTATGGCATGAAAAGGAATATTGTATCGAGTTATTGAATACAGAATTCTGCCAAAAAAATAACCAAATGGAATTATTTTAATGAAAGATTTAATTTATTACCCGTCATTATCTGCAGGGGGGTGTGCAGGAGACTTTAAGAAGAATAAAGAAGTCAAGCCCGGATTATCATGTAGATTTTATGATAAAGATTTTCCGGAACCATGGAGGCATCCATATTTCTTGATCACAGCTGGTCATCATTATAAATGGATGGATGCAAGAGCTAGATATGGATTAGATGATGATGTGCTAGTATTAGGTGATTCAGGTGGATTCCAGTTAGCGACAGGTGCCATCAAATGGGATCCGTCATTTAAGAAGACTATATTTGATTGGTTAGAAGCCAATTGTGATTTAGGGGTGAATTTAGATATACCACCGCGTGCAAAGTACGATGGTAAGTTTTATGAGTGTATGGATATTAGTTATGATAACTTTACATACTTTGCAGATAACCAAACTGGTAAATGTAAATTCTTAAATGTTATTCAAGGTAACAACGTTGAAGAATATGAGGCTTGGTATCAAAAGATGAAAGACTTTGAATTCAATGGTTGGTGTATTGGTGGGGCACAGAAACGTGTTACTATGTTTATGTCAGCGTTAGTTCCTATGATTAAAAATAGAGAATTCGAAAAGGTTCGTAATCAATTTATACATGTATTAGGTATATCAAAAATATCTGATTTCTTTATGTTAAGTTTCCTTCAAAAGATGGTAAACAAGTATCATGGAGGTAGAATACAAGTATCAACAGATTCATCCTCACCAGGCCTATATCCTGTATATGGAACGTATTTACATTCACCTCAGTTAAGTAAAATGACATTTACTGATTTGTATTTTCCGAAGGGAGAAAACTTACCATATAATGCATCTGACTTAGTTCCTAATCCATTAGGACATCCTGTATCGGAAGGATTTACGTTTGGCGATGTATCAACATATAAAGGTGATGTTACAATGAAGATGACATTGAATAATTTATTTGTATTTAACGATACCGTTAAACAGGTAGAAGAAATTGTTAAGTGTCATAATGAATTATTAAAGACAGTGGTCCCAAGAGACTTCTATTCAGTGTTAATGAGCATGGAAGAGATGTTTAAGGATCCAGATAAAGCAATTCATATCTATAACAAGAATAGACAGTTATATGATAGGTTTGGTGGTAGTACAAGAGATTTAGTAAATAATGAAGTGTTTAATCAATTCTTCGAATAAAAGCAAAAAAATGGAAAAGAGAAAATTAACTAGTTTTATTGACAAGTACTATTTAGCAGGAAGTGCTAATTCAGTTGGTCTAAATGTAAAAGATGATGTATTGTCTTGTGATTTTATCACAGATGATCAAAATGTTGTTGGTTCAGTATCAATGGATGGTTTTGATGTAGAAGATGGAGTGTTGGGTGTATATGCCACCGCTCAATTGACAAAGTTATTAACCGCATTGGATGATAATATTGATATCAAAGTTAACAAGGCAGATGATGTAGCCTTCTCGATAAATGTAGCCGATAAGACGACTAATGTGACATTCATGTTAGCTGATATGTCAGTTATTAGACAAGTACCTCAAATGAAAGGTCTTCCTGATTTCGGTGTCAAGATTAAATTGACAAAGGATTTTGCTGATAAGTTTATCAAATCAAAAAACGCATTACCTGAAACTGAAAACTTTGCTGTTGAGAGTAATGGTAATGGCACGAATATGATATTGAATTATTCTACTTTGAATACCAATAGAATTACATGGCCAATTACTCCGGAGACAACTACAAATGCTCTATCGGCGACATGTTTCTCTGCTAACTTATTTAAAGAAATTTTATCTGCTAATAAAGATGCAGATGAAGGGCATATCGAAGTATCGAAAGCAGGATTAGCTAAGGTATCATTTACCGGAAAAACATATAAATCAGTTTATTATCTAGTACAACTACAAACAGCTTAATATGAAAGTTAAATTTAAAAAATTAGTGGAAACGGCAGTTACGCCAAGCTATGCTAAACCGGGTGATGCCGGTTTAGACATATCCGCAATTGCACATAAAATTGATCTAGATCATAATTTTATAGAATACTATACAGGTATAGCATTCGAGGTCCCGGATGGACATGTAGGGTTACTATTCCCACGGTCATCAGTATCTAAAAAAGATCTTTCTTTAGCAAATTGTGTAGGTGTAATAGATTCAGGTTATAGAGGTGAGATATCATTTAGGTATAAATTTAATCCTGGTGAGTATTTTGCAAATGTAAAGCGATATGAAGATGGTGATAGAGTAGGTCAATTAGTAATTATGCCATACCCGGAAATAGAATTAGAACAAGTTAATGACTTGGCAATTAGTTCTCGAGGTGAAGGTGCATATGGTTCAACAGGAAATTAAATAAATATGTTTGGTAATCAAGAAAATACATTATGGGTTGAAAAGTTTAGACCCGGTACATTGGATGGATATGTAGGTAATGAACATATCATTGGTAAGGTTAAGTTATATCTCGAGAGTGGGGATGTACCTCATCTATTGTTTTACGGTCAGGCTGGAACAGGTAAAACGACATTAGCAAAAATAATTGCAAATGGAGTTGATGCGGATATTATGTATATCAATGCATCAGATGAGAATAACGTTGAAACTGTTCGTACGAAAATAAAAAATTATGCAAGTACGATTGGATTTAAAAAATGGAAGATTGTTATATTAGATGAAGCAGATTATATGACTCCGAATGGTCAGGCTGCATTAAGAAATCTAATGGAAACATTTTCTAAAACAACTAGGTTCATATTAACATGTAATTACGTTGAGAAGATCATAGATCCTATACAATCCAGATGTCAAGTATTTGGTATTACTCCTCCTAATAAGAAAGAGGTTGCGAAGCGTATAGTTGAAATCCTGGATGAGTTACAAGTTAAATATGATAACAAAGACCTTGTTACTATTATAAACGCCGGCTACCCGGATATAAGAAGGGTGTTAAATTCATGTCAACGCCAAGTTATTAATAATGAGTTAAAAATAGATGCCATGAGTGTAATGCAGGCAAACTATATGACTAAATTATTAGATATTTTAAAATCTAATTCTGATAAGAAAACGGCGTTCACTGACATTAGGAAGTTGATAGCTGATAGCAAAGTTAGAGATTTTACAGCATTACATAAATACTTATTTGATGAGATTGATAATTATGCAACTGGCCATATTGCTAGTATTATATTGATATTGGCTGAGTCTCAATATCAAGATTCATTTGCAGTTGATAAAGAATTACATGTCATGTCGACTATTGTAAAGATGTTAACTGAGTTAAAGCAATAATGACAGATCGTATATTCATAGTAATCAAATACCATAAAAATCCAGATGTACATTCAAAGAAAGATTTGCCTGTATTAATGATGGATCCAGATGGACATCCATTAGAATTTGATAGAGAGACATCTGCAATTGAAATGGTTGAGTTATTGAATATGAACAGTAACCAAGGATTTCATTACGAGTATAAAGAATTAGGAATTAGATATATGAAAATATCTAGAAACGATAAGGAACAGTTATGAGTATAATAGGAATGGATGGGAAGCCAAAGGCACCGACATTATCACCAGGTGATATGAAAGATATAGTATGTGACGAATGTAGTGGACAATATTTTAGATCAGTTAATGTATTTAAACGTATATCCGCATTAGTATCACCAACAGGTAAAGAGCAGATCATGCCAATACCAACATTTAGATGCGATGATTGTGGTTACATTAACGAAGATTTTAGGCCAATTATATCACCCAAATAATTTGGTAGAGTGAGATATTTTTCTTATATTTATATAAATTAAAAAAAACGAAGTACAATTATGGCAAAAAAG